TTTCTGCGCTGAACATGCTCGACATGGTTCGGAGTCCAGTCATCATCGCAAAAAACAACGCTTGTAAAATCAGCAACGCAAACGAGATTCGTTGTCATTCTTCGCCATCCCCTTGCTTAATGTGATGCTCCCAGTCCTTGAAGCCCAAAGTCATAAGGTGTTCAATGAAATCCTCTCTTGAAAGTCCTTCGCCATCCATTTGCAATTCAACAGTCCATATCATTCATTCACCTCCATTCCTTCGATTTTCATGAGCATGTAGTTGCTCGCCGACAAGTAGCCTTGAAGCCATGCAAAGCAATTTTCGCTCTCTCCTTGCAATACCTGTTCGTGGTGCAAGTGTCCGTTCTCGTCTGCAAAAGTCAACTTAAACTCTATCATCTTCATCGGGTTCTCCCTCTTGAAACTCCATGAACGCATCAGTCATATAAACCCACCGCTTGAACCGCTTGAATTGATGCTCACTTAGCCCCCACATCTCACGAACCACCTTCGCAGACACACGATAACGACCGCTAAACAACTCCGATTCGGGAATTGGTCGGCTGATGAGTTGGTTGAAGTGCGCACGCCACTTGATGCGCTCGCCTGCTTCATTGCTCATCGTCAACCACCCTCATGTAGCCACAATAAGTCGTGCGACCGTTGCGCCAAACCTTGTGTGAAGCGTATCGGACATTTGCAGTATAACCGCACTCATTGCATCTGCGCATTTGCTTTGTGCGCATGGAGTAGCCGAGTTTACCTCGCTCTCCCTTGTCGCCGTATGAAACTCCCATCAATCCACAACCTCATATTCGACATCCTGCACATGAGTCGGTGCTTTCAGCGCACCGATGCGCATTTCGATTTGGTTGAGTAGTTTGGGTTCTGTGCGCAGAACATCCACAAGTATGCCCATGACTCCGTTGACTTGCTGATGCGCAAGTAGCATTTGAGAATCGACACCAATCTCTTTTTTCAGCGTGCCAATCAACTTAATGTTCGTGTTCGCCTGCGCAACAAGACGGGTTGCCGTCGACAACCATTCTGCGTCGATACCGTCCCTTGACTTCTGCGCCTCCCATTCATCGAGCCATGTGGTGATGCGAGAAAAGACATCCTCCGCCATATCGAGCGTAGTAATCGCTTCACTGCGAGCCTTCTCGACATCCTGTGCCTCTTCGGGGTCATAGTCCATGTGCGCAGTCATGTGTTCTTCGACAATGCCTGCCTCCCAGTTGTTCTTTGACTCAAGGTATGCGGTTGTGATGTTGCCGTTGAAAATCTGTATCTCCCAGTCCTTTCTGTCCCTGTGTGCGCAAAGAGGACATTCGGGAGATTCAAGAACCCACCTTAGAGCCTCAATGATAATCGGGTCATCCTCATGCGCAAGTCTTTGCTCAATCAACCATTTACTCTTCAAACACATCACCTTCGTAAAACCAAAAAGAAACCTTGTATGAATTGCTCCCCGACAAATCCTTGACATAATCCCAGTATTGCCCAATGCGCTTATCCTTGCGCAGTTTCTGCGATGCAGACTGTGCGGTTTTGGGTGTGAATCTGTCGTCGGGCAGGGCTTGCAACAGTTGAACAGTTGTCATTGCACTGTCTGTTTCTTCAAGTAAATCGCAAACTCGGTCGAGCCATTTGTTGTATCGCATTCTGCGCATATTGGGTGGGTTTGGTTTGCCCCCCCTCATGCTTCCACCTTCTCGTCTTGAATCATCTCATCGAGCGCATACACATTTTCGCTTATGCGCACAAACCTCTTCTTCTTATCACGCAGAATAACCTGTCCGAATGCTCGGCGCAACGGGATATTGCATTGCATACGCATACCTCTCTTATTGGTTGCGTTAATTATTAAATCATCCCTGTGGATTGCGCCCTTTTCACGCATTGCACGCTCGCAGTAATCGAGAAATGCCTTGTAGCGTTCCTTTTTTCCACGATAATGAATGACTCTATTCTTGCTCATGCGCCTTCACCTCATCGAAACCGAATCTGCACATGATTCCTTTGCGCCCACGCCCAGTTTTCTTCGGCGTATATTCTTTGAACCACGCTTGACCGAGCAAGTATTCCTCAATCCAACGCTTTGCGCCTTGATAGTCGTTGTTTGTAATCAAGCGAGCAACTTCTTTGAGCAGAACAGAACGGGGAACATCCTTCTCCCAAAAGGTCGTGCGAATCAAACGGATGTCCTCGTCCATGACATTTCTGCGCATTTTCAATGAGTTTTCAAGAATCTCACGCAGTCGGTCGTCCAACTCGACAACCAATAATTCCTTGTCGACCCATTCGCCCTTCATCATCGTGTAGCCGATAGCCAGTCTGCGGAACAGGTCGCTCTCAAAACTGCGCACCGATTCCTGCAAGACCCACTGTTCAAATCCCTCTCCAAAGACAACGCCTTGAGGCTTCGCCTTGAAAACTTCTTCTTGTCGGTTGATGAACCACTTGCGCAAATCAATTGATTCTGCAATCAACTCCTTGCGCTTTTCGGGACTGATACTCGCCTGTGCGTTCTGCGCCTTCTTGTAAAGCAACTCCTTTTCGGGAGTCATCACGATGTCAATGATGAAGAAACGGCGGTCAAGCCCCGACTCCAACTCAAACCTTGCGGGTTGCGTTCCTGCCCACATGGTATAGCGTGTGTTGTATTTGACCCAACCACTGCGCATAGTCTTGTTGACTCTCCCACTGTCGAGGGATGTGAGCAGTTGGTTCTTCATGTCGACTGAATGCTCCTTTCGGGAGGCATCGAATAGACTGGATGCTTCTTCAAAGCAGACGAAGCCACCACACATATAGCGTGCTAAGGGGTTGCCGAGAATGTCGCCTTCGTCGTTGACTGAACCGAACATACCTGCCTCCGTAATCGAGTTTGCGCCGAACATGGTTCGGAATCCTTTGCCCTTGAAACCGTTTGTGTTCCATAGCAGACCTGTTCCTTCTGCGCAGAACAAGTCAAGCAATACATTCTTTCCCGAACCCTTTTGCCCACGAATCAAGATGTTAATGCGTGTGTCGGCAAGGCGAGTTGCGGGTGTGTAAATGGGAAAATCTGTATGGCGCATGGGGCAGTCCTCGATGACGAATGCTCCTTCGGGTGCATTCAATGGGTCGAAGTCGCACATTACGCACTTGTTTACTGCGTTGAACATGTGTGCGCCTATACTGCAAATGAAAATCGGCACTTTGTCTGCGACATCCACCAAAAAATTCTCATCGCAAAAATCCTGCACCCTATCAAAAATATCCGTCATTGATACATCGCTCCTGTGTTGCTTGAAACTGTTTCTTGTTGTTGCGCTCCGAGTAATTCCTTGATGCGCTCCAGTGCTTCGGTCGTTAAGCCAGTATATATTCCTTGTGCCTTTTGTGAAGCCCCTCTCGGTATTTTGTAGCCGTCCTTGCGAAGCAACTTAACCATTTCATCAAAGCAAGCAGGTTCAATCTCAACATTCTTGTCGATGTTGCGACCCTTAGCCACTTCGGGAGGCATGAGATAGAGCGCACTGTCAACGCCAATCAAGTGCGCAACTTGCACTGGCAACCACGACCAAATAGATTGCAAAGTCTCCTGCGCTTTATCCCCACCGAAGTCCACGCCACGAATCACTGCGCACTTCGTCGGCAGTGCTTTGGGTTCTGTGAAAAGGCGGTTAAGTGCGAATGTGGATAGTGAGCCTATACGCTCAAGGTGTGCGAAGCGCATAACAATGTCCCTTGCGGGAGGGTAATTGAATAGCCATTCGTTGCGGTTGGCATTGGGACTGTTGCTGATTACGGGCGGAGAGTCGACCATGACGCAAAGCGTATTCTCATGCTTGAAAATAGTCCACATCGGATTTGATTCTGTCATGACCCTGTGAGGTGTTGTCAAGATGTGTTTGCTCGTCATGTAGCCCACGATGTTGCCCTTTGATGGTTGCGCAATCTCCGCACCGAGAATTGTAGGCAGATTTGAGGGAGCATTGAGGTTGACGATGAGCATGTGCGTAGCGTCCATTGCTTCGTCCGTCAAATAAAAATCGGTTTCTCCGACGGTGCTGAATGAATACTTCTCGTCCATGTTTTACCCTTGAGGGTATGTTGGTATAAACCTGCGGTATTCTTTTTTGGCGTTTGAAAGAATTGAGAAGAAAATAAACGATAGACTGCGCACAAGTCTGCTCATTTGTTTTTTTTCTTCTAAGAGTTGTAAGAATTATTCTATTGGCGGGCTTTTTCTAAATACCTAAGAACAATTAAAATAATTGCTCATACTTTAGCGCAGTGTGCCGTTTTATTTTTTCTTAATTCCTTCACGGCGTTGAAAAGAATAAGCGTTCTGCTCGCATTATTTCTATGTCCTCAATCTCCGCAAACAACATCCCTGCCCTGTCATCGAGCCATGAATCGGAGCAAGGAGAAGGTGCAAAATCACCGTCGCAAAGCGCATGATGTCGTTCTGCGATTGTCGAAACAATTGTAGCGGGGTCAGTGCGCATTATACTGCGCCCTGCTCGCATGTCTGCGCTCATTCCCAAGCCACAAATCAAACTCGAAACGAGAACATTGGATTCAAGGTCGAGAGAACCGCTTTGCGCCAAAGACTGCGCCACGACTATGAACGGATAATCCCCAACAACCAAAGAAGGCAACCACTTGATGCCCTCTCTTGTGCGCATCGGGAGGCGCAGTGAGATGCTTTGTCCCCACGATTTAGGAGGCGTTAAGATTGTGCGGGTTTTTTCCTGCGCTTTAATATGGCGTGCGCAGTAGCCACGATAGAGAGAGGTTGTGTTCGGCTCGGTGATGTTCACGATTGCGCACTGGAATACAACAACATGGGCTTCGGATTCGTTGATGAAATCCTGCAAGTCCTGCGCAAACGGTTGCTCATGGATAAACTCGCCTTTCATTCCTTGATTGACTACGCCTCTCGGCATGTTCGGTTGCACTGCGTCAATGAAATCCCAAACTGCGCTCTTGCCATCCAAAGCGACGGTGTGTTCTCCCATGCGCAGGAGAGCAAACGGCTCAAAGAGTCTGCGCTTGCCTGCCCTGCGCCACCCAACAAAGCGTTCAACGATGATGTCTTTCGGGCGTGCGACAATCCATTCAGCGCAGTAGCGGAACGGTTGCATAGATTTGACTGGGCGGTATGGACTTATCAATATGCGCACAGTGCGGGGTTTCGTGGAGCGTATTGAACATACTTGAGCCAATCAGTCCCTTCGGCGGGTATGCGTTCACGCCTGCGCAGAAACCAATTAGGTGCATCCCTACCCCTTTCCCATTTTGCGAAGTGCGCCTTCTCAACTGCGTAGTAATTCCGATAGGCGACGACGGGGTGCTTGTGTTTCCATTCGTCGGGCATACACTGCGCAAAAGTTGTCATATCTCCTTCGGGGATTCGGTCTTGCATCAGCGCAAGGTGAATAATTCCCTTTGTGCAGGCGTGCTTTTTGCGGAATCGAAACTGATACTCATAGAGTAGTTGCATTGCGTGCTGAACGAGCCACCAGTAATTCTCTCTTGTGTCCCCTGCCCAACGAGTTGCGGGGTGATGGTGATAACCCCCCTTGAGGGGCGTTCCCTTCGATGTAAGGGGCATTTCTGCGTCTTTTGCGCCATGTCTGCGTTGAGCCGAGCCGAGCATTTGGAAACATTCGACAATAAGTTTCGGGATGTGCTTGTCGCAAAGCCACTGCGCCGATTCAATCGGGCATTCGGACAATGCGAAAATGTTCAAGTCATGTTCCTCCTTGTTCATCGTGGCATCAAACCCAGTGAAGCATCAAAAAATGCGCACTCCTTGTTCCTGCAAGTGTAATGCTCGCCCCTTCGGTATGCGACCTTATCGCAGTGGGGGCAACGAAGCCTCTTGCGTCGAGGCATACCTTTGACTGGTCGTGCTTTGTCGTTCCATACTTGGCGCATGAGATTCAAACCTCATCGAAGTTTTTGAGAAGGGCTTTAGCCTCCTTCTGCACGCCTTCGCATATCTCCGAAACGATGCGCATTTGGTGGATGATTTCGGGGTCGTCCGTCAATTCTGCGACCTTTGCGCAGACTTGTGTTAAATTCAGCATTCCTTCGGACATCAAATTCATGCCCTCCGTTTGCGCATCAGCGAGCGCAGAATAGCGTTTAATCAATTCTCTTTGATGCGCCATGAGCGCAAGTGCTTTATCCATCGTTTCTTTCAATGATTCTGTCATTCTTCTTCACCTTCTTCCATAGTCAACAATTCTCTCAATTCTGTTTTGTCAAGACCCGATACTGCCTCTTTACGCAAGAGGTAATTGATTCGGTTAAGTCGGACATTCTCTTGCTCCAACTGTGCAATTTCTTCTCTCAAATCATTCATGATTTTGCCCCACAATTGTAGTTGTTTTCTTGAAACATATCCGCCAGTCATTGCGCATCTCCCCCTTCGGTGAACGATGAAATGGAGCAACGGCAGTTGCAGTTTGCATTCCTGTGGGTGTTCACCCACTTTGCGCATTCGTTCAAGTCTGCGCTTGAGAACATCTCCTTGCCGTTGATTTTGACCGTCCATGTGCGCATTCACATCGCACTCCTTGAGATTTTCATGAGCAATTCCATGTGCGCAATGATAACATCCGTCTGCGTCTTTGCGTGTCGGAAAGGACGGAGCAGTTTGTCTGCGGTTGTAATCGAACCCATTGCGCCCATGATGCGCAGGGGCAGGACGAGATTCGTGTTGCAATGAGAGCAACAACGGTCGTGCTTAACGAGGGTTTCGTGCGTTGGGTTGTGGACGACGACAGGGTGTGCGTTGTGTCCGTGTTCCCAGTCGCCTTGAACATCAATACGCTTGTAGCAAATCGAGCAAGTCTTCAGTGTCGGGTCGGTTCGGGTCATGTTTGTTCCTCCATGTTCGTGAATATAAACTCTCCGTCAAAATCGTCCCCAGTTTGGGGTTTCATCATCCCATTCGTCAATGCCTGCTTGAAACATTGCCTCCTTTGCTCGCATGTCAAAGAAGTTGTCGTCGTTCATCTGCTCCGCACTTGCATGCGCAGGCATGGCGGTCGTGCCTTCGAGCGTTTCGCAAGCCCATTTCGCAAGGTTGTGAACAAGGGCAGGGAACAGGTCTTGCGCAATCATGAAAACATTGTAGTTGCCCATCTCCTTCTTCCCTCTTTGCGCCAATTCGGGGTGCATCTGCTGAATGTTCTGTATTGTGTTCATGATAAAGGTTGCATGGCGAGCATTGCGCCTTTCTGCGCTCTCGTATGCAAATCCTTCGACTTGACCGCATTCCATCGTTTGCCTTTCTGTGGTTAGTATTTCGATGAATTCGACTGTGTGCATGGAATGCGTGCGCTGACGCACATGGCGCAGTGTTGCCTCACGGAAAGCAATGTCGACCATGACCTCCCACGCATCGACATCGAATTGCGCAAGCACCTCGATAGATTCTTGCAGTGCTTTCTGCGCTTTTTGCGCCTCTTCGTCTGCGATTGAAGCGAATGCGCTTGTGTTGTCTGCTTTGAGGAATCCCTTGTCGGTATCAACGAACAGACCCTGCTCTTTGCAAGTGTTTGTGAAGAAGCCCAAAACATCGGACGGGTTGCGTATGTATTCGTTGCTCATTGCGCATCACCTGCCCAGTCGCCAGTGTAGCAGGGATAATCCTGCCACTTCGTTGCGCCGTACTCCCATGTGGGCGGGTAATGGCGCAGGAATGTGTTTGTGTATGTCTGCGCACCACGCTCCATGTCGTTGCCGAGAACATCTTCAAGCCAACGGAACGGCATAGAAAGACCGAACCGAGTATGCGCAAATGCGCCGATGTCCTCGTTGTGAATCAAAAGCATCATGTCGATGCGCATAGTGCCGTCGCCGTTTTCGTGCGTCGTTTGAACATCGCCGATGAGAACCAAATCGTGCTTCATTGCGGGAATCGCTTTGCGCACATACTCGTTGACCTCCTTTGCAGTCGTGTGCTTCTCTCCATACGGGACGATGCACGCAGGAACGACCACGACCTGCGAGAAGTTTTCATTGCGGAAATTTGCGCTATATGTTGGGTTGTGCGCCATCATTCATCGCCTCCGTAGTCTGCTACTTCTAATTCGGTTGTGAGAGCGTCGGCAACTTCTGCGCCGAGAACCATGCGTACCATCTCATTCATGCTGACTTCTTCGGCATCGTCTTTGATGCGCACATGAACAAGCACTGCGCCGACGATTGGGTATGGTGCTTCATGCGCAGGCATACCAAAGGCGCAGTATGTTGCGATTGCGTTGGGTTGCATTCCGTAAATGCGCCCTTCTTCGTTTGCGATGACATCAATCACTTCGCCCATCACCATGCGCCCATCATGAGGCACAGGCAATTGCGTGGCTTTGCTAAAGGTGCAGTATTCGATGAGTCCCCCCACTGCCTCTTGCATCTGCTTGAGGTTTAGGGCTTCTTCGCCTCCAGTCGCAAGGACTTGAGGGTGTGCTTGTGGGTCAATTTTTATCCATAATTCGGTGTTCATTTCTGTTCCTCCTTGCTTTTCCGTTGTGTTGGGAGTATATATTCTTTTTGTGGTGTTTGCTTACGCTTTAGCGTTCTTTCACGGTCTGCGGTGAATGCGTTGCTCATTTCAATGCCTCCTTTTCTTCATGCGCCGTTCTCAATTCCTTTTCAGCCTGCGCCAATTCTTCTTGAATGCGCCAAACCTTTTCTTGAATCTTTTCGATATTACGCTTCGCTAAGATTCTGTCGAAGTCTTTTTGCGTATCTAAGAGATAGATTGCGTGGCTGATTTGCTTAGGGCGCAAATGCTCGATGCAATGCGCAATCGCTCTTTCTCTTGCGTCTGTCAAGTTGTCATCAATAACTGGAAATATGGCGGTGTAGTCTGCGCCAGCATCAACAACAAATGCGGGAAATTCTGCGAATGCGGGAAATTGTGCGCTCATTCGCTCGCCTCCATGTCCTTGCGCACTTTGTCGCACACATACATGGCGGTGTCAAAGTTTGCGCCTTCAAGTGGGTTTGAGTGAACTGGCAAATCCGCTTTCAAGTGGGAAAGGTGGTTGACGACTTTGCGCATTTCTTTCGGCGTGGGTATGTCCGTAGCCGTGTCTGCCATGTCGATGAAACCGATGACGGAATGGATTGCGTGCGCAATTTGCATACGCATGTCCTTGTTCAGTTTGCCCGAATAGAGCAGACTGTGTGCGTGCGTGAGGTTGCTCTTAATCAGTGCCTTCGTTCCTTCGTTCAGTTGGTTGTTCATTGAATCATCTCCATTGTCAATTCCGATATTCTAAGCCCTGCGTCAATCAAAGCCTTCGCTTTGAGGTATTGCTCATAGGTGATACTCTCGCCTGTGATGTGCAGATTTAGCGCATAATAAATTTCTTCGCCACTCATTCTTCTTCGCCTCCTGTGTTTTGCTTGCGCACCCAAAGCGCACCGTCGCCGTTGCGCAGGCTGATACAGTCAACCGTAGGGTGTGCAAGAATGTGATACCGCCCAATGCGACCATCGGGCAGGCTAACCATGTGCGAGTCCACGACTGCGCACCATGTCCCGCCCAACTCTTCGGGCAGGCGGATTGTGTTGAATGTGTCTGTGGGGATGAAAACGCCGTCGCCCATGTCGACTGCGCCGTTGCCGTCCGTCCAACCAACGGAGTTGCCGAAGGGGTCGGTGCGGTCGGATGCGCTCATCCATTCACCGTTCTCGTTGCGCAAATACTGGCTCAAAGTCCCGCCTCCTTCATCGCTTTGTCGATTTCTGCGCCGATGTCGACTTCGACCTCTTCTGTGCGTGTGCGCTTGAGAGGTGGCAGGATTGCCTTGTTCTTGCGTGGACGCATGATGCGCTTCTGCGCAGGCTTTGCAGTGATTGGCTTCGGCTTCGATGCGAGGCGACCGAGGTGCGCCCTTGTAGCCTGTGAGTTTGTCATGACGACGAGCAAATGTCCTGCGTTGCAAGTGAATACTCCAGTGCGTGCTTCTTGCATGTCCCTGCCACATGCAGGGCATACGCCGTTGACGCACTTCTTGTTCATGTTGGCGTGCCAGTCGGACACCCCGCCATCGGGTCGACGGCATAGGATGCCGACAGTGGTTTCACCCGCAAGGCAATTCATTCGGTAAGGCTCATAATCATCGGGGATGTTTAGCATATTTCTCTCTCCTGTGGTTCTTCGTTGTCGTTGGGGGTATATATTTGTTTAGGCAGTTTTCCCCGCTTTCGACTTCTTTACTGCCTCCTTGACCTGCTTCGGGGTCAAGGGCAAATCCTCGCCTGCATACTGCGCCAGTGCGCTGATGTCGACCGTCCAACGGAATCGACTGCGCAGGGCGTGGACGAGGAACGCTAAGTCCTCATAGGCTCGTTGCCCTTGCTCGGTCATGCCGTTGACTCTCGCCATGTGCGCCCTTGCTTTGCGCCCTCCCCCGTACTTGAGGGTGCGCCCCATGTGCTTGACTTGATGACATCGTGGGCATAAAATCACAACACGCTCAAGCGTTTGAACGCATTGCGCATCGTCATAAGTCCAAACCTCATGCGCCTCGACTGCGTGCTTGCGCCCTTGATTCAGTCCCGAATCACCGCAGACCTCGCACACATGACCCGCCTCCGCATAGCAGTGCTTGCGCAACTTGTCCCATTGCGACTTCGTGAGCATACTGCGCAGGTTTGAACCCCATGTGCCGACAGGCACTAACTCGATTGTGAGGGGTGGCGCAAGAAGTGTTGCGTGCGCAGTGGCAAGTGCGACACTGGTTTCATACCGTTCATTCGCCTCGCATGATGCGCACACAGGAACGCCCTCGATATGCGCACCCTCAAGGGTGCAAGGTTCTCCGCAAGGACAAGTCCATGCAGTCATTGCAATTCCTCCATTGTTGTGATTGCGCTTTCAAGATTGATATGCGCCTCATCAACTTCTGCGTATGCTTCCTCAAGTGCGCTCATTGCTTCTTCGATTGACTCCCCCATTGGGGAGGACTCAAGCCCACGCTCGCACATGTTGTCGAATTTCGATTCCTCTTCACCCTGCATTTCTTCAAGCGCAGTGCGGAGGTCATCGAGAACCCCCAAAGCATTCTGCGCAGTCTTTGCCAATTTTGCTAATTTCCTTCTGTCTGTTGCGTTCATTCTTCTTCGCCTCCTTCGTCTTGCGCAATTGCTTCGCTCACATGGAGCATGACCTGCTCATAGATGTCCTCGTCTGCGGGTGTGCATGTGTGTGATGCGCAGTCGCATGTGCCTTCGCCGAACCCGTCAACGAATGCACGAAACTGCCCTTCATCGAATGGTGCAAGCATGAGCATCGGCGCAAACAACTGCTGAACGCCCTCCGTTTCGGGATGCTTGCCCAAATCGGAAAGGAACGAAGCCCTCGCATTGCTCACATCGGGCAAGTAGTCGATTGCTCGACCCTTCGCCCAAACCATGTGCGCATGACGGCATTCGCCTGTGCATGTGTGTGTGAAGTCGTCAAGCGTGGTCTGCGCCTCATCCCCAACAAAATCGTCAAGGGCAGTCTGCGCATAATCGGGTTCGAGCGAATCGACCTCGACCCATTGAAGGGTGGCGGTGGGTTCATCGTCGGAGGAAATGCAAACTTGCGATGCGCCCCCAACCGCCATATTGAAAGTCCAGTCCATGAAGACGCAGTAGCCCCAAAGTGCGCACATAATGCACACAAGCAAGCCCACTGCGCCCCAGCCTGTGAATGTGAGAGTCGTCATTCAAATCGCCTCCCAGTGAATCTCGGATTCCTCGCAACGCTTGAACACAAGCCATGTGCCATCCATGCGCTTGACCCAGTAGCCTTGCGCCTTTATGCCTGCCTTGTCTGCACGCCATTGCTCCCAAAACTCTTCGTTGGTGTGTCCCCACCATGTAGTGCGCTTTTTGCTCATCTTCATCTCGATGTTGCCGAAGGCAATGTATGAGGTGTAAATCGGTCGAGGTTGTGGGTGAACCTCCATTTCGCAGTCATCGAAGTGGGAGATGTTCTTCTGCGCCCAAGCAATTGCGCTCGCTTTAGCGTCGTCCTTCTTGTGCGCCAAATTTTGAATGAATCGGCACATCCCGCCTCGGTTGCCGTTGGCGTAAAATGTGCGCACTTCAAGGTAAAGGGTGTAAAACTGCTCCTTCTCGCCTGTCCTGCACACATGGAGGGTTGCCTCTCTTCGTGTCATTGCGCTCATTGTTCCACACCTCCTTGCATGACGACTTGACCGCCGACAGTGATGACAAAGCGGGTTGGAAGTTGTCGAGTTTCGTTCACGATGTCTTGAAACCAATCGCCGAAGTTGTCGGGACTGATTTCGGTGGGGACAAGCATCACCAAGATGCCTGTTTCACCTGTCTCGCAGTGTTGCGTTTCGGCGGTGAATATCGCCTGTTCGTCGTCGGGCTGAATGGGGTTTGTGTTTGCTTCCTCCATGCACCATCCTATACGGTGGGGGGATATATACCCATCGCAGTCAAGCGTTCCGCAGATGTGCATTATGCGGGGTAATAATTCTATGCGGGGCATGTGTGCATGTGCCTCATGTGTGTGTGCGTGTGCGTGTGTGCGCATGTGCAGGGCGCAGACGCAGGGCGAGGCAAAAATAATTTCTGTCAATTTTGGGCGCATACAGGCTCGGAAAGAAACCAAACGGCGCACTGTAAGTATTGCTCAAATCGACGCACTGCGCCACGCAATCGGCATGATTCGATGAAGTCGGCAAGGCTTGCGCTGAACCCCTCGCAGACCGTTGAAATTTTGCGCCGTGAGGGTCGAACCTCGCAAACTTCGGCGCAGTGCATCGTTTTTGCCATTTGGCGCAACGAAAAAAAACGCACCGATTGGCGAGCAGTGGGCTGATTGGACTCGGTGCGCACATCCAATCTCAAGCCGTTTCGTTCTCTTTTTCACCTCCGTTTTGATTTGCGTCGTTTTGTTTTTCAGCCTTTCAGTGTCCCGTTTTCAGTCTGCTCAAGCCTTCATGTATGGCTTGACAATGCGCACCAATTCGTTGACGGCTTCCTTGATGGCGTTCTTTCTGTTGTTGCTTGTGGGGTAGCAGTTGAGCATCATGAAATCGTCCAACTGCGGGAGATATTCCTTGATTTTCTCGACCTTGCTTTCCGACATTGCGCAGGAACGACCAAGCCCACCGCAGTAGTTGCCACCGTATTGAATCATGCCGAAAATCGCAGTACGGAAAGCCCAACCGCTTGTTGCGTTGAGAATCGACGACTGCGCCATGACTTCGCCTGCGCTCTTGATTTTCAAGACTTGAACGCCGTCCCGTTGCCCGTTTGAGTAGTAAGCACCAGCCTCATGCGCAATTGCGAAGATTTCGACTTGATAGCCTTGCCCTTCAAGGATTTCAACCGCCAATGCGCTCACGATTGAGCGAATTGAAACAATGTCCGTGCTGATGTTGCAGTTTGCTTGAACAGGCACGCCGATGCCGATGACTGGCACATTTTGCTCATCTTGAACACGACGGCGCAGAAAGCGACGGTCGCCACTGAACAGGCGGTCAAGGTTGATTTCTCCGAGGATTGAATTCCACTTGACTTCATCCTTGAGAGCATCACGCAGGACTTGAGGCACTGCGTCAAATACCGCTTGTTTGATGTCTGCTGGGGGTGCGCTTTCCTTTGTGTAAAAGGAATGCACAATGTCCTTCATTGTCCCGTTTTTGCCGTTCTTGAAGCATTCTGCTGGGATGGATTTCCAACCGCCAGCACTGGCTTTGTGGTTGATGTTGTATTCCATCGAATCCAATGCGTGCTTTGAACCCAATCCGCCTTTCAGTGCAGTGATTGAGTCGGCATATGTGATTTTGCCGACCCCTTTCACGAATTCGCACTTGAAGCCGTCGACTGGGTAAGGTTCTGCGCAGTCCTCCGCTTTTTCGATTACGATTGCCATGATTTTTCACCTCCGTTTTCGGTTTTGGTTTTTGCGCCGTTTGTCGAGAAAGTATCGAAACTGTCCGTCATTCAGTGGCGCAGTCAACCGTTTACCGCTTCAAGCCGACCCCCAAAGAGTTGCGTCAAATGGCACATCGTCGCCGTAGCCCAACTTGATGCAGGCTTCATCGCCGTATGCATTGCACATTCGGCGCATGACATACTCCAAAGAGCAACCTGCTTCCATGTATTTGCGTGCCTCAATCATGCAACGATAAGAGAACACTGCGCCCTTGATTCCGTGAACATCGGCAAGTCTGCGCACTTCTCGCACTGCATCAGCCAACTCCGAAGAACCGCACACTGCGTCCTCAATTGCAGGGTCATAGTCAATGTCGATGAAGTTGCAAGCGAATCGGTCGAGGGTCGCCGAATCTTGACGGTTTGCGCTGATGTATTTCGGTGATGCGCCTTGCCCTTTTGTGTTGCCAGTGGCGACGATGATGCAAGCAGGATGACGCATGATTCTCTCGCCCTTTGGCGTGGTGATGAAACCGTTTGCCAGTCCTGCATTCAGCGCAGAAAGGGTCGAGTCTGCGAACCTGTCCATCTCATCCAGTCCAACGATTCCGCCGTTCTTGAAGTTGGGCAAAATTGCGCCTTCGATGAATGCCCATTCGCCTGCATCCTCGCCGTTCCCATCATCGAAGAATCGTGGTGATTCACGACCAATCAATTCGGGTGCTTGCATGTCCTTGTTTGCGCTCAAGATGAAGCACTCACGCTTGCCTTTCACGCCCATTTCCTTGAACCAACCCGATTCCTGCAAGGCGTTGTGAATTTGGTCGATGAGGTAGGTTTTCCCAGTGCCTGCTTCCCCAGTGAGGTTGAGGTTGATTGCGCCAGCATGGACGATTGAGAACAGGATTTCGGGCAACTTGTGGTGCTGAATTCCTTCGATTTTTATGACCTTCTTGTTCTTCTTCAATTCAAGGCGCAGTGGTGCTTTCAACTCCTCCGCTTTCTTCTCAATGATGCTCGTCAGTCCTACGATTGCGTCGCTCACATTTTGCCCCAGTGCCTTGCTCGTTTCGTCGAATTCTTCGCTGAAAACTCGCCTGCTGATTTTGCGCACTTCGTTTTCATCGATTTGACCCGTTGCAAGTTGACCAATCAAATCAGCCAACTGCGAGGCTTTGTCGCCTGCTTTTGCGCCGTTCATGCCTTGCTTGATTTCCTCGCCGATGTCGTCCTTGAGAGGCACTTTTTCGACTTCTTTCGGTGGACTGCGTGGCATTTCCTCCTTTGGTGTTGGTGGTGTTGGTGGCGTTCTTCCGCCTTGCTCCTTGAACCATGTGTTTTCAACGGCGCAATCGAAGCAGTGAGGCTTGTTTTGCTTGTAGCCTGCAAGTGGAAGCATGACCTTGTATGCTCCACGCTCAATTTGAACGGCGCAAACCTTGCACTGAATCGCATTTTTGCTATGCTTTCGAGCCAGTTTGCCGAATTGCTCAAACTTGATTGGTTTCGGCTGGCGTGCCATGAGTCCCACGAATGGGACACTGAAAGCCAGTTTTGGCGCAATCAGTGCAATGATGAGGGCAAAAGAAACTGATGCAATGACTGCGGATAAGGGCGCAGTGCATCGGTTTTCAGTCGCTTCAAGGAATCCCTCATCAATGCAACAATCGGCGCACAATCCATTGCTGAAATGTGGCGCAGTGTTGCTTTCGACATCTTCGCAAATCGGGCAAATGTTGACCTCATTGCATGTCTGGGTTTCGTTTTCAGTTGGGGAAACGGTGGACTGCGTGGCAGTTTTCCCGATTCCGAACATTGAACGAATGATGCGCCACTTCAAGCGACGGCGACCGAATCTCAAAGAAAATCGGCGTACTGCTCGCTTGAACGCATGTCGGTTCTGTGGCGTGCTTTGTTGCATGATGCGACCTTCTTCAAGGGCGCAGTCTGCGGTTTCGTTCAATGGTTGGGCTTCGTTTGTTTCGGTCATGTCAATGCTGACAGTGGGCAAAAGCATCACTGCGAGCATGAACATGATTGTTTGCATAATCTTGTTCTGCATTCGGATTCCTCCAGCCAACCCTCTCTCATGGGGGGATATAACGAGTTTCGGTCGAAAAATGCGATGCAACGGCGCAGAATCTTCAAATACACAGCCTTGACGCACAACGGTTTTTCAAATTGCGTCGTTTCAGTTGGAAAACCGCAACACTGCGAGCCAACTTCAGCGCAGTGCATCGGTTTCACTTGGCGCAGTCCGATAAACGGGACACTGCGAGGCTGACAGTGGCGCAGTCTATCGTTTAGAGGCAACAGGCTCGCAGTCTATCGTTTAGCATCCTCCGCTTCGCAGTCCATCGTTTAGGACTTGAACAGGCTCGCAGTGCATCGTTTAGGAATCGGCGCAATCCAACAGGCTCGCAGTATCACGGTTTACTTTCTAAACTGTGGCGCAGTGCAACGGTTTGGGCAAATGGAGCAATGACCCCAACGCCGAAAAACGGTAATCCAAAGGGGTCAAATCCGAAAAACGGAAAGTGTGCGCCGAATTTGCTGAATGGCACACTGCAAGCCACTTTGTCGGGTCGATGTCGAGCCGATAGGGGTCATCGGTCGAGCAGTGTCCCGAATACGGCGCAGTCCATCGGTTTCGGGTCGGGAGAGCCGACAAGGACGGCGCAGAACAGGCTTTCAGTCCACCGTTTAGAGAGGTCGGCGCAAAAGTCAATTTCCGCTTTCCAATTCGACCCTCCGATTTTTTCCGCTTTCGGGGAAAAGGACACTGCGCCCCATTTCACCACTACTTAACCTCAAGTTGCGCAATGATGATGATGCAACAAGGCGAGATATGAACACTGCAAGCCTGTTTTTTCGGCGCATTTCATTGACTTTCAGTGAACGACGCAAACCCAAACGGGACACTGCGCCCCAGTTGAAAAAAGTGGTTTTGAGGTCAAATCGGCGATTGCTCAAAATCCGAAAAGCGGAAGCAACCTTTCCGAATATCGGCGCAAAGGTACTGATATTTGAACGGAATCGGTCAAAACGAAGGTTGGGAGGGGCGCAGTCCATCGGTTTCAGTTGGTTTAGGGCAACCGAAAAGTTGCGCAATCGAAAGCAAAAACGGGACACTGCGAAGCCATACGGGTCGGACATCCTCGCAGTATCACGGTTTTGAGAACGGCGCAAATCGACCAACCATAGCAAACACCAGCAAATTTCCGTCGCAAACTGGCTCGACGCACATCGGTTAAGGTGTCCCTAAATTTTGCGCATTTGTTCGATTCAAGGACTGGATAGCCTCGCAGTGTGGCGGTTTCACTTTGATTTAGGTAGCCCTAAATTCGATGGATATGCTCAAAATAATAACTTTGCTCACTTTTGTATTATTTTCACTGGGAAATCGACTCATCGGCGCAGTCGAAACCGTTGCACTGCAAGCCTGTTTGCTGGAAATCGGCGCAGTCCGTTTTGCGCCGTTTTTGCGCCAAAAATGCGCATTGCCGACGGCGTGGCACACGCCAACCACCGCAAAAAATTACCCGTATTTTTTCCAAATTGGGCTTATAAACCTAAAAAAACGGCACAAACCTCTTATTTCTTGAAATTCTTTTAGATTTTTTGGCAGTTGACCACTTTGATGCGTCTAATGCGCCTCCTATGACTGCTAAACCGCCGTTTTGCGCAGTTTTTATTTGGTCGACGGCGTGCGCAAGAGCCATTACAGTGTCGTTATGCTTGCCTTTGTCGGTTATGTCGCCGTCTTTCCACACATGCGACTCCAATTCATCGAGTAGTATGCCCATAACCTGTCTTGTTTTATCACTGCCGTATGGGATAATGATTTTTTCTTGCTCAAACCATACACGAAGGCGGTTAAGTAGCCCTTGCTTAAGGGTTTTGTTGCTTACCTTGCTCATTTTCATGTTTAGCGTTAAACCTCGTTGATTGATAAGTGATTGATACAAAGACTGGAAGCCTGCGCTTTCAAATGCAAAGACTGGATGCTTATACGCATTGTCAAAGTCCTCAATCACTGTAATTTGTTTAGCAGGCGGAAAATCATTGCGCCTCCACATATCAACAACATGAATGTTGCCATCTTTGTCTTGTCGAATCACGATTGCTACTGTGTAGTCTTGTCCTATTCCGTGTGAAGGGTCAAAACCAACAACATAGTCGCCATCATGCAACTTGTTCTTTTGAAGAATAGAGTCCATGTCAAGGTTTTTCCGAGTAAGACTTTGCGGGAATACGGCACTGTCGTCATCAACTACTTTACACAAATACTCTTGCGCAAAAGCCAACTCACCAATAGCCTCTCTTTGTTCAAGTAAAAACTCAAGTGGTCGTTCACTTTCCCACAAGCACACAGGAGAGTTGTTGTCGGGGTCTTGTCGCCATTCATCATAGTTAACAATTGCACCTTTTTGCCATGTTTCCCATGACTTGTTGCCCAACATTTCAGTATGATAAAGGTCATTCATGCTCATTGGCGTTCCTACGCAAAACAAACTGGTCTTTGGTGATAGCATAGGTGTTAACTTTTTTCTAAACCATTGCTGATAAACTTCATATTTCTTTGACAATTCGGGATGTCTTTTAAGGTCTTGACGAATTTCTTCTAAACGATTCATTGCAAGGTCTTTATTTGCAGAAAACAACCAAATGGTAAAAGGTTTTCCTCGCCACTTTTCAAAAAGTAGCATGTGTAATAGTTTTACACGAAGCGTTGTGGACTTTGAATGGTCGCGTGGTGCAATAATACAAACACGGTGAACCTGCTTTCCTTCGTTGTTTCCATACAAGTCAAGCCATGTTCCAATGTGTTCACCCCATTTGTAGCCGAGCCATTCGTAAAAGTGGCGTATATCGTGTCGACTACGCTCAAGATGAAAGGTTGTCATCAAACGAACCATTTAGACCATCTCCGTTTTTTCCAAAAAGACCAATTCCGCAATACTCACTTAAAGCGTAAAGCAACTTTTCAATTTCGCTTCTATCAAGCATAACGCCAATAACATACTCATCTGTAAACACATTTACGCCTACAAAGTCCTCTCCCATATCGGAGAAGCGCAACTCTTTATCCTTAGACATCCATAAAGGCATCTGCTTTCCTCCCATTGAGAGTATTCAGTAGGCGAAGCCCATGTCGAAGGTCTGTAAACGCTTGAATGTCCCTTGTTTGTGAATCAAGAATAACAATTGGGGAAGTTGGTCGTTCTCTTGGGAAACCACACATTTCACCAAAACTGTCGATAGTCTTGTAAGCACCGGGTCTTAATGCCCAACGCTCAACTGCGTGTCGAGTAAATGGAACGACAGAAGGGGTGTGATGATGTCCGATAACACCAATGTCAAAATCACATTCTCCGTCATCCCACATTTTCTTAATTACACGGCTTGGGTCAAGGTTTGAATTGCCTCTTCGTTTGTGTCGCACTGAAATGTGATAAGGGACATCGCCATGAATAACTTTGAGGTTCAACTCATAAGGATGGTAAAGAACACCCCTGTCTTGAGCAAGACGCTTCAAGGGGTCATAATCAGTCATGCCCGCAGTCCAAAGGTCGTGATTGCCCGCAACAATTGCCATTAGCGATGTTGGAGTCATGTTAATGTAGTGTTCACATAACTGCCACTGGATAGAAGGCGGAATTGGTGCTTTCATTGCAGGTCGAGGCTTGTCAATAACAAAGTTGTCAATGTAGTCGCCTGCGTGGATAACATAACAGTCGGGATGATTTTCAATGGCTTCTGTGTCCTCACGCAACCTTTCGTGGTCGCAGAATGGATTTCCGATGTGTTGGTCGCTTTGAAATGAAATACCAATGTAGCGAGAAGGGTTTTGCATGTGAAAAACTGCCCATCGAGCATCTTCATTTGCCGCAATTGCCTTCTTTGAGCGTTCCTCAATTGCATTCCATAGACTTTCACCATCACCTGCGCTCTTTTTCAAATGCTCAACTATGAAGTGTGGTGTTTCGGTGCGCTTAACTGCCTCACGCTCATACGCACGCCTTACCCTGTTATCCCAACCATTCTTTGAGATTTCGGGGAATCGCTTTGCCATTATCATAGCAAGTTGATTCATGTTGCCATCAAACTCTAATGGAATTTCTGCGTTGTAGTCAATGACTTCGATAACGGGAAAAATGTCGGGTTCATGTTGTTTTAGCATACGCAAACGCCAACGATGTGCTTCCGACTCTAATTCGGGCATAATAGTGGTCATGTGTCGTGAAAACTTTGCAAGGTTTCCATCATAGTAAGCCATGTTGTCGATTACTTTCTGCTTGTAGTCATCGTTTTCCATGTTAAGTCCTCCTTATGTTTACCTCTTAAAGCCTTGCTTTAATTTAATTCTTTTTTGCCTGTGAAAGAATACAGAAAGAATAAAACGCTACACTGAAAGCCTATTGCGTTTATTCTTTTAATTCTTCTTATATGTTTAGGTAAAGCCCCCTCTAATATAATTCTTATATCTCTTAGAAGAAATAAAACAAAAACACCAAATCGCTATGCGTCGTCCGATTTATTCTTTCCTAATTTTTTCTTTCGCCATAAAAGAATAAATGAACCGACCCCAATCCACCAAATCAATTCAAGTATCAATAGTGAAATTCCACCATATTTCAAGTAGTCCATCGCAGGGTTCATAACTCATCGACTGTATAACGCTAAGTTTGGCTTGATTTATAGCACTTGCGAGGGCAAACCTTCATAAGCCAAACTGCTTTAACACTGAACATGGCTCGTATTCCTTTTTTTGGCAAGTCCAAAACGGAAGAACCAAAAGTCGTCGCCGCTTTTACTGGCGACTTGCGACATGAGGTAGGACACCGTTCTCCATTTACTATGATTGCAGGTTTGAAAGACATTGTTAACGAAACCAACGCATTGCGTGATGATAGCAATTTTGATAATGACTTTTACCTTTTTGATGAAATGCTGAAACTTGACCCCGAATTGAACGGCGCAGTGCGTGCAGTGTCGTTAACCGCAAACAACTACACTATTAACTGGCGTTCTGCAAAAAATGCACGAATTCGTAATGCTTTGCAAGACCTTATCGACCGTATTGATTTTGATGACATTCTTATTAACAGTATGCGCAACTTAATGGTTTACGGCAATGACATCAATAAACTCGTTGGAACGGGTCGACAAGGCATTACTGATGTGCAAAACCTTCCCGTTGCTCAAATCACTATACTGGACGACAGAAATAGGACTGCTACTGCTGATGACAATGACCCTGTTATTACTGCTGAACGATACTTCTTGCGTGAAGGTGAAACAACCATGCAAGAGTTTCCCGCAGATGAGATTCTTCATGTGCGCATGGATTACAGAAGCAATTGGTTTACCGACAACGAATCAAGAATCACATACGGAATTTGGGGTTCATCTCGTTTTACTGCGCTAAAACAAGCAATTCGTGCAAAATATAACAGTATGAACAACAGAATTGCTCTTGAGGACGCAATGACAAAGCAATTCATTACAATTAACATGGATGCGGTTAAGCACATTCAAAACCCCGATGAGCAAAGAGAGCGTTTGCTTTTCATTATGAATCAAGTTATTGAAACGATGGAGTCGCTTCGTGGCGACCAAGTGCCTATTTTCCCCGACTATGTGCAAATTCAGCATGTCGACCAACGCAGTGCGCTTCCCGACAGTGGTGCATTCCTTGACAATGTTAACGCAGACATCGCCGCAGTTTTGCAAGTTCCACGAACCGCCGCAGGACAAGAGAAAGGTTCAACCTTTGCGGCATCCTATACTGCAAACCTTTGGGCAAGCAATGCTATTCGACGCATACAAAGCATTTTGCGTCAGTCTGTAATGGACTTGTTTTCTGCGCATTTGACCCTGTTAGGAGTTAACCATGTAAAGTCCGACTTGCCTAACCTTGTGTTTGAGCCAGTTGACGAAGAAACTCGTCTTGACAAAATGCGCCGAGCCACACTGGGCTATGATGCAGGCGTGTTAACGCTAAATCAAGCCCTTGATGTAATTTCACTTCCTGCGGAAGATGGTGCAGATACACGAAAGGATGGAGGAACACGAACACCAACTGGCGAATTGCCAAGAGAAGGTGAAATGTAATGACTGATGACGCAGTGCAAAATCATCGCCTTGACTCGATAGAACGCAGACTTGACAAGCATGATGAGATGTTGCAAAAGTTGCTTGAGGCTCAAATCCGAACAGATGAACAATTTACTGCTCTTGCTGAAACACAAAAAGGCACACAAGACATGATTAACGGCATTGGGAAGTCTATTGTTAAATGGATGATGGGTATAGGTTCAACAATGGTCGCCGCCATAGTCGCAACGATGGGTGTCATGTGAAGGTTAAAAAAACATACACATACTGGTTTCACACATGAGTAGCAGTGATGCACGAAAAGATGTGTCTTTTAACGACCGTATGGTTCGACGCACAGTAATTCCTGCTATTTACCTTTGGCTAATTGCTTGCGGTTCAGTTGTAGGAATGGGTATTTGGAAACCCGAAGTTGTTTTGATGAACCTTGATGGGTTTATCGCACTTATTGCAATTATTGGTGGGACTGCCGCACCTGCATTACAAACTGTTTTGCGCATGTGGGAAAGTGAGCAAGTGCAAGAAGTTGATAACATTCCTACCGAGTTGCAACATCAGCGTGATATTAACGCTGAAAAAGAAAAGCATTTGATGGAATTGGAAAAATTGCAACAGGCACATGTTCACAAAATCGAGTCTATTCAACAAGGACACGAACATGCAATGTGTGATGTGAAAAAGAAGTGATTTTATATGCCTTCTCCTAATCCCAATGAGAGCAAGGATGATTTTATGGATAGGTGTATGGGTGATGATAAAATGACAAGTGAGTTTGAAAACCCATCACAAAGAGCCGCAGTATGCAACTCATACTTTGAAAAAGAAGCAACTGCTAAAATGGAGGACTACTTGTTTCGTAGCCCCGAAGGTGCAATGAAAAAGTCAAAAGAAATTGGTTTTGATGGAGAAATTCACGAATCAACTCTTGCAGACGGCACTAAACTTTACTCTCCCGCTAAAACCGAAAAAGAGTTTATTGAATGGTATCGAAAGAATGACCCCGACGCTGAAGAAGAGTTGAGCGCACTACAATACGGTCGACCTTCTAAAAATGACCCACGAAAGACTCCCGCCAAACCCAGTGAACGGCGCAAAGGGTCAAAAAAGAATAAACCCGATTCTGCAAGTAAACCAAACAAAAACATTAAGGTAAGCAAGGAAACCGAAGCCCGTTTGCGCAAAATGATGCAAGAACACAATAAAAAAGTTGAGAAGAAGGGCAAAGGGTCAAAGGCAAGCATGGGTCGCCTTAAGTCTGTTTATCGAAGAGGCGCAGGAGCATTTTCTCGTTCACACGCACCAAACATGAGTCGTGGCGGTTGGGGCATTGCAAGAGTTAAGGCATTCCTGTATCTTCTGCGCAATGGTCGACCGAGCAATCCAAACTACAAACAAGACAATGACTTGTTGCCTAAATCACACCCAAGAGCAGATGAGGACGGAGAGGACTATGAAGATTGGGACGGTGTGGAGTTTGAAGGCGCAGAATATCAAGGGCGCAAAGTAAACTTAAATAAACCATTCCGAACACCAAAGGAAAAGAAAAAGTTTGCAGTTTATGTCAAAAACGCAAAGGGAACAGTAGTCATTGTTCGTTTTGGCGACCCAAACATGGAAATTAAGCGCGATGACCCTAAACGGCGCAAAGCATTCCGTGATAGGCATAACTGCGCAGAAGCAAAGGACAGAACAACCCCTCGCTACTGGTCTTGCAAAATGTGGGAAAGAGATAAGTCTGTTTCCGATTATACCAGTAGCAATGATGAGTTTAATAAAACAGACTCGCCCGTAGCAAATGATATGGGCGGTTGCGGTTGCGGTTGTAGCGAAAACTCAATGGAAGCAATGGAGCATGGCGATAAAGAGTTGCCTAAACCAAATGACACTGAATCTCATGATGAGTTTATGTCCCGTTGCACTGAAATGGGCTTTGACAGTCAAAAATGTATGGAAGCACATGAAGGACACAAATTCACAGAAGATGTTGAAGGATATGGAGGCGGTGGCGGTGGCTACTCAAAACCTTCCGTTAAACAAAATGGTTGCAGAACAGGCTACAAAATGCAAGGTGGGCAGTGCGTAAAAGCAGATTTTCAAATTGATGTTGAAATTACTGTTGACGATATGGTTCTTCAAGCGTCAACTGGTGAATACATTGTTGCAATATCGGGTATCGCATTCCATCAAGGAATTAACAAGAATGGTTGGGAAATTACTCGCAAAGGCGCAAACCTTGCAGTTTCGCAAATGGTTGGTGCAGACTTAACACTACAACACCCAACATCCGAAAATGGTCGATTTAAGCGCAACATGGATGGTGGCGTTGAAGAGGCAGTTGTTGGCTTCATTACAGAAGCCTATGTTCTTGACAAGATGGGTGGCGACTGGGATGTTCGTTTCAAAGCCGAAGTGCATCGAAAAGAATTATTTGAGGCTCTTGAGTCGGGACTATGGTTGCGACAGGGTTATGGAGTATCTATTGGTGGCAGTGGTATTCCCGATGATATGTTTGAAGCAGAAGATGGTCGCATGACTATGTTGTTTGAATCCGATTTTGAGTTTGACCATCTTGCAATTGTTCACAAGCCTGCCTATTCGGGTGCAAAGATTGAGAGCGTTTCAAGGGTAATTCCCTCTAAATCAGCAGAAGAGTTTAATAGTCAACAGCATTCTCTTCCGCATATCGCAACGGAGATAAACCCCATGTCCGAAGAAATCATCGCAAACGAAATCAGCGAAGAGGAAGTTGTTGAAACTCCTATCGAAACCCCAGTTGCAGAAGAAGCAACTATTGACTACTCCGCAGAAATTGAAGCACTAAAGGCTTCACTTGCCGAGAAGGAAGCAGAATTGAGCGCAATTAAGGCTGACGAAGAAGCAAAGGCAGAAGAAGCACGCCTTGCTCTTGTCGAAAAGGCAACCGAGTTGGGAATTGCAGGCATCGACTCTCTTCCTACTGAATCTCTTGAATCTGTTATCGCATCCTTTGAAGCAGTTAAGCCTGTCGCAAAGGAAATGACCCCAGTTGTAAGCAATGTTGAAGCATCTGCTTCCGTCCCTGCTGAAAAAGAAGCAGTGGTCGCAAATTACCTTAACCGTAAGATGGTTAAGACTCCAGTTTCCCTCTATGCAAAGGCATGGAACGCTTGGGCAAAGGCTTGGAATCAAACTCTAAGCGCAAGCGAAATGGAAGCGCAAGGCGCACCAACCTTTGAAGAGGCACAAAAGAAAAACTTGATTTAAGGTGATGAAAAATGACTGCAATTAATACCCCACGAAATGCTACTCTAAAGTCTGGACTAACTGTTGTTGGTGCAGGTTATCTGTTGACTAACGACGGAGTTGACAACAAACTCGATTTGACTGCCGCAGGCGAAGTCGCTCTCGGTGTGTCAATGGATGAATCCGAGCGTGATGCAAGCGGTCTTGTGTCGGGTGGAACAGTCGGCTACACGCCAATGGGCGGTGTGCTGATGGTTGCTTCTGCAACTGGTATCACTTGGACTACTGGACTCACTGTTTACGCAGGCGCAGGTGGTCTTGCTACCGCTACCGCAGGCTCAAACAAGAAAATCGGACTTTACATCGGAGAAGGCACTGCTACTTCTGCTGATGGCGACCTTATTCCTGTGATGACTGGTGCATCCGTTATCGCTTGATGACAAAAAATAAATGGAGATGAAAAAAATGAATCAAACACTTGAGCAAATCCTTACTGTTGAAGCCGCCGCAGGTGCATTCGGTCAAGCCGATGCAGTCCTTGAACAAACCCTTCGTGATTTCATCGAATTGCAATCGACCACTATCGCAGTTGGAACGAATGTAGTCGGTGTCCGTTCAGTCCCATACCTTGAATTTACTTGGTACACTGGCGCAGAAGGTACTTTCACTTACCCTCTTGCTGACAACGCAGTTGCTGACCCAACAAAGATTGGCACTGCAAACTACTCCGTCCACTTGAAGAAGGGGCAGGGTCGTTGCATTTTCCTTGACTCCACGCTACTTCGTGGTGAAACCTTTGAGAACATGGATAGGCAACAAATGGCTATTGTGCGCAATCGTGCAAGCGTCATCGACAATCTAATCATCGACGCACTTATTGACGGTGCAGGACAATCTCTTGCAGTTGCAGGTGGTTCGGAATGGGACACTTCATCTGCTGACGCAGAAGCAAACATTCTCGGAGCAATGGATAAGATTTTCGAGAACGGTCGTGTTTCGGGTGATGAGCCTGTTGCTCTTATCGTTCCTACAAAGCACCGAAGCGTTCTTCTTCAAACAACGCTTTACGGCAATGTTGTTGAGTCCCTTCAAGACCACTTGAGTCGAATGGCAAACATCACTATCTATTACAGTCGTGATTCACTGCTTGATGACACTGCTCTCCTACTAATTCCCGGTGCTGAAACTGCTGAATTCCTTCAATACAACGGCGACGGTTTCCAAGAAACCGAGTTGACTCGTATTCCCGGCGTTGGCTACGATTGGATGCTTACTGGCTACATGGCTTGTGTTGTTCACGAACACCAAGACGGTGCGGCAAGCGGAAAGAACAACCGTATCTGTAAGATTACAAACATTACCGCTTGAGGTTAGGCGGTGATTTAGTTGTCCGAAAGAGCAAAATTCCTTGTTTCATACGCTGAAAGGCGTTTGGGTCGTGCTTTGACGGAATCCGAAAAGGATTTGGTCTGTGCAGAAACGAGCCGACGCAGTGTTTCCGAACTTTGCGCAGAATTTGCGCAAAAGAAAGCAAAGCCTTCTGCTCCTTTGAAAGATAAAAAAATCAAACCAAAGGTGGTAAAGGATGAAGAGTAAAGCGGCAGTCGCAAAGGCTCTTAAGGAAAAGGGCATTCCTCTTCCCGAAGAAGATTCATTCGATGCAATGATGCACCGACTTAACTCATGGCAAAAGGGAATGGGCTATCTATTCCGCAGAATCAAGAGTCGCTTTTACGCTCGTCAACAACTTCCTGCTGAAATCCCATTTGGCACAATTGTTTTTGTCCCAAATAGTGATTTTGCCCGAAGTCTTATCAAGACTGGTGCAATGTTCCCTATGGGTCGTGCGCACTATGATGCCAAAATCCACACTTTGATTGATGTTCCTAAAACAGAAACCTTTGAAGAACCAAAGGTTGAAAAACCAAAGGCTAAAAAGACTTCACCAAAGAAGAAAAGCAGTGCAAAGGTGAGCAAGGATGGCAATAACAAATCCAACAAAAAGTCAAATTCGTGATTTGCTCAACAGACCGAGAGGACTGAACGACGGCACGATTGATGAGTATATCACTATTCGTAGTGCGCAGATTACAAGAATGCGCAGAAGTAGCACACTTTACGGACTTTCCGATACCGCAGGTGTAAACGACACTGAATGCGAATCAGCAATCAAGTTTCTTGTTTGCGTTGATTGTTTGCGTGTTATGATTGACACTATCCCAATGTATGTTCCCGAAGCCGAGCAAAGAAGGACAGATATACGGCTTTCTGCACAACTAAAATCGTTTGAAGCACAAGCCGATAGATTGCTCAAAGCGATTGCCGAAGCAGAATCTTCTGCCTTTGCAATCGACAGTAGCAACAGTCGGCAGGTGTAATCATGACAACTTACATTTGGTCGGGTTCGGGAAGTGCAAGCACTGCTTCAAATTGGACTCCTAATGGGACTCCAACAAGCGGTGATACTGTTCAATTTGGCTCAACAAGTGTAGCAAACTGCACTTGGGATTTATCAGTAGTTTCAATTATGACAATTGACGCAACATACACTGGCAAAATTCTTATGAACACAAATTGCACCATAGAAAAAGGTCTGTCAATTGGTTCGGAAAATTGTTTAAACTCAACAACTGCTACTACAATTACTTTTAACAATGCAACCCCACAGTATAAAAGCAGTAAGGTTTACATTGAAAATAATGTAGCAGACCCTTTTGAAACTGGCACTGCAAAGGGTTTTTTGCAATTTGAATTTGTTGCAAATATAGTCCCAAACATAGACGCAGGTATTTATCCTCACATGAAGTTTGATTATGGGTTTCGACCCGAATATATTGCGCCAACTCGCACTGAAAACAAATACACTGTTCAAATGGAAAGCATTTTTTTAGGAGCGCAAAATGTTTCACCAACAACCACAATACCAACATCCGATGATAGATTGATGAATTGGATTATCACAAACCACACAGGTTTTGATTCATCATACAAACAAATTGAAGTTAAGGCAGGAAGTATTCACTCTTTTGACGCAGGTTATGGAACATGGACTTTGCAAGGTAAAGGGGGAGGACATACAATTCCTGTCAGTGGGAATCCTATTTATGGAGGTTGGGTTTTTACATGGAGAAACATGATTATTGCTTGCGATAAAGCGGGAGCAGGCGGTGGTTTTTGTTCACTTCCTCATTCAACTATTCTTTCTTTGACAAACTTAACAATCAATGAAGGAGCATGTATTAAAGCCAGTGATTCAACAGGAGGAACAATTCATCTTGTTAACAGACCAAACATCAAAGGAACATGGGGCTTTTTTCCTATTGCCGATGGAATTTATCACTACAAAGGAATTTACAATGTCGGCGTAGCAAATGGGGGAACAGGACTAACAACTGTTCCCGAAGGAAACATTTTGTTCGGAGAAGATGCGCAGTTGCTTGGCAACTCTCCAAACTTTACTTATGCTTCTTCAACAGACACACTAAGCGTAGGCAATGGAGGAATTATTGTTCCTGCAAACAGTATTGCAAGTCCTGCCGCAAATCAACTATGGGTCAATAGCGCAGATTCAAACAAACTTTATTTTGGTTCAAGCGAAGTTGGCGGAGGCGGTGGCGGAGGCGGTGGCTCTTACACGGATGCCGATGCAATTGCCGCAATCGAAGGAACATCAAGTCTTGATTTGTCGGGCGATTTAACAATGGATACTGCCAAAAGAATTGTTATGGATGAAAAAACTTATGCTTCTGCAACTGCTTCCGCAGGCACACTTGAGTTAAGTGCTGAAAAAACTGGTAGCAACTCTCCACTTCTTACACTTAGAACACCTTCGGGCTACTTGCGAATGGGTGCGCAAAATGCGTCATTCTGTCATTTCTATACTGATAGGTCATACTTTTACTTTAACAAGGCAATACAATTCGATAGCGGTCAATTGTTTGCATACAATGACGACCTACAAATTAAGACCGATGATAGCGGTTCGGGACAACCAACTCGTATTTTCGTTGATGCGGGGGTTGATGAATGCCGTGTAGGTATTGGTGCGTTCTCATCATCCGACCTTCCTCAACAAGCACTTGATGTTAAAGGCAGTATTAAACAAGAAACAAGCACCGACACAATACTTGCCGCAGATAGAGATGGAGTAATAATTAGTGCAAGAATGGGGGCAAGTATGAATTATGATAGTGGAACAACAACTCTTGACACAAATATGACAGGACTGAATATGCCCCCTGTTCCTCAATTTATACAAGTTCCCGATGATGCGCCTTTTGTTCCTTATGGTTGGGTAAGGACTACGCTACCTAATGGCGATACAGTATATCTTCCAGCATGGCAAGAGGTTTAATTATGACACGATGCACATTACTTGATACATGGTTTGACGCACAATCAAAGCGTCTTGATAAAGAAGAAAAAAAACTCAACAAAGACTTAATAACAGGTGAGCAAAAATGAAAGGACGAAAAGGTAAAATTGTGTATGTGCCTCCCGAAAAGTGCTACACAAATGTAAACATTGAAGAAACACCACACGGCTACCGTTTATACAGGGACGGCGAAGCCCGTCATTTTGCAATTGTGCCACTATCAAAAGCAGTCGTTGTTGAATTTAAAGAAAAAGGTGAACGGAATGGATATTGAAGTAATCGGCGCAATTGGCGCATTGGGTTTGTTTGGCGCAGGTCTTGCATACAAATACTGGAAAAAAATGAAGCCTCTTGTTGAAGAAGCACTTGAGGATGGGCAGTTGACTATTGAAGAAGCAATGGAAATCGTTGAAGAGGCTACTGAAATTGTTGAAGAAGTGAAATCACTTCCTTCATATAGTGCATTGAAGCGTATGCGCAAATCCGAAATTATGAACCTTTGCGCAGAATATGATATTGACGCAGAAGGAACGAAAGACCAATTGATTGACAAGTTGCGTGAAGCGGTGAAGTAAAATGACTGAATACTATTGTTCTGT